GTGTGAGATTGATACAGAAAAGTTCATCATCATCAACCAATCAATAATCTCATCGCTTAAAATAGAACCATTAGTGATTACAGAGAATTGAGGCTTTCTTTTCCAAGTAGTAAATTTTTCTTTGAGTGCTTCTGCTAAAGGTTTCATGGTTTTCCAATAAACAAATGGTTCACCACCCCAAAATTCAACTTTTAGACCTTGCTCTTCATTGAACTCCAGCACTTCAAGTTTTTCTAAGAAGGCATCAATATCTTTTTTACTGGTTTCTTTTGGTCGTTCAACAAACTTTTGTGAACAATAATCGCATGAGTAATTACAACTTAAACCCATTTGGATTTTAAGATGTGTAATTAGTTTTGATTTTTTTAGTGGATTATTTTTATCGAATGCAACAAAAGGTTTTGAATTTTGTTGTTGAGTTTGTGGGTATTCAAAGACAAAGCCTGTTTCATCTTTTAATACGTTGGTCATGTTGTCATAATAAAAGATTTTTTTATCATTCGCATTTTTCTCTGCGTGTATCTCAAATAACATTATGTGTCCTAATCTTTGTATTTAAATTCCATTTGCTTGTATTTTTCAAATTCTTTCACCTGTTTAACATATTCTATTAGTTCTTGCCTGATTCTGTCCTTGTTTTGATATTCATAGTAGAGTCTTTGTTGTTTTGACATTCCTCTTTTATTACTCATCGGCATCCTTTACTAAAAGATTATTGTATTACCACTCCCTCGGTGCTTTGGTCTTATGACCATCTTTAATTGTATTCTGTCCTACACTTTCTTTCATACGACCGATTACATACTTCTCAAATGCTGAATCGGCTTTACCAATGCCTGGAACAGATAGGCGCATACCATCAGAATAAACAGGATAGTTTTCTGCGTAGATATGAATTTCTAAATGGGGATTGTCTAACTTGAATTGGTCGAGAACGGTATAAGACATACGATGTTCTTCGACCTCATTCGTATTCTTATTCATAAAAGTATATGTTGGCATTAATAAGTCAATCCTAGTTCTTGGTTAGTATCGTGTAATTTTTGCATCATCATTTCATTAAACCATTGTGGTCTATTCCTACTATTTATCTTACCTTTCCATGACCACAAATGTTGTTTATTCATCACATAATAATTATGGTATGATTTTAATGGATCACCAGATACTTTACATTCATCAGGCATGGCAGGTGTGGGACCAGTAAATGATTTATTTGGAATGTTTTTTGGTGTATTGAAGAATAATTCTTTCAGAAGGCCACTAGATTCTACTTTATGAATCTTGCCATAACGATAGGTATATTCTTTGCAACAGGCTTGTAGTAATTTACTTAGCCAAATATAGTTTGAATCGGATTGGCGACACCAGATAGCTGAAGGATGATTAACATGAGTAGCGGAATAAAGCACTTGCTCACGCTCATCAGAGAGAACATAACGCTTTTGTTGGCGACCAGACTTAGATAAACCAGTAGTAAGAACACCGTCAAGAACACGGTGGGCAGTAGAAAGTAATTGTGCATATTCGAGGATCATCTTCACGCAGTGTTTATCAACGTGCATTTCGGCACATTTGATAGGGTCATGGTCTAAGTAAAATATATTCATAATGTAAGTATACTACAATCAAGGTTAAATGTCAATACTTCCAATCGGTACAATACCCGTGCTTCTTCAACTTCTGTAAACCCTTTTCACAACGGTCGCCTATATCTGTCCTATACTGCGGATCATTTCCTAATTTAACCATTTTGACGTGTTTATAGGCCATGTTTTTGGCCTCACTAATTGTTTTGCCGGTTCCGGTTAACACTATAATGTAGGACCCAGCCGACCCAAGTTCTGGAATATTCTCACAAAATTCGCCATCAATCATCTTAACGGTGTTTGACAATTTCATTTCGCATGGATGTAAATTCTCCGGTGGAATATCATCTGTCAATACAGGGAAATCCAAATATTCTTCTTCTTCACGCTTGTTGAATGGGAAATCGGCATTGGCCATTACAACGCCAACACAAGTGCCGTATTCAACTTCTAAAGTGTTTTTGCCTTTGACGCAATCAAGCATCCATTCTGCTGGGTCACCTTTCATTAAAGGTTGCATAATGTTCCACATTGGATAACCTGGTCTTGCAGTCCATTCCATTGGCCATGGTGTACCATCTTTTTCATCAATGATACAATTCATATCGAGCATACCAACATAACCAATCTTCTTCAATTCTTTTTCCATTGGTTTCATTAGAATGTCAGCAATTTTGGATTCTTTGGTTGTACGGATTACTGTACCCATTTCACCTGTATTCACACCTAGGTCGCCATTCATTTGCTTTTTGAATTCCCAACCTTCAAACCAAAAATCCATCCAACCGGCAGGACCAAATATGCCCGTGCAAGCAATTTCTGTACCTGCTTTAAACTCTTGTAGAATGAAATAAGGAGAACCCTTACCTTTTTCTTTACGCTTTTGTAAGAAGCCAATTAAGTCTGCTTCGTCTTTGGCAACATAAGAGAGTGTCTTATCTTCTTCTTCGCCACATGGTTTGCAAACATAACGCTTTGGATTCTGCTTAATGAAATTGATAGCAGCATCATAGTTTTTAAATTCGTGAGAAGGAATAATTGGACCACCGAATGCCTTGATGACATTCTGGCCATACATACGATCCAATTCTAATTTTGCGGCTTTTTTACCTGGTCCGTAGACTGGATAACCATCATCAATTAGTGCTTGAATCTCATCCATAAACTCTAGGTTGTCTGCGGAGAAGATTAAATCTGCGACCTTGACATATGGTCTCCAGTTCTCAACTTTATCAACCAAACCTTGTCCAATGTGCGAGGCACGACTTCCTTTGGTATAGAGTTTAACAGTATGACCAGCTGCAATACAACGGAGGCACCAATCGAGAGTAAGACCGCTGGGGTCAATGACTAGAATAAGCATGAGAATCCTAATAAAGGTTGAATAATATCTCTTTATTTATTCTTTTGGGACTGGTGTTCCTGTGAATAGTTTTTCGGTGTATTCGTCTAAATCAAAATCCAAATCAATATTCCTATTGAAGGTCAGATGTTTGTTATTATCCAAATAACCAGAAGATTGTAAAAATTTGGTCATATTGTTCAAAATATTGACCAAATCATCACATTCAAATTCATGACGAATTTTGGATGAACCAATAGAAGCAATAGGTTCATCCTCACAAATTAATTTAAATTTGCTCATAGTGTAGGAATATTACCTAGAATATCACCAACAGGTGCCTTTTCTTTGATTACATTCTTGCTACGGCCATTGACACGAGCAATATCTTCAGCAGATACTTGTTGCATTGCAAATTGCTTGAATAATGGATAAGAATCTTTTACTTTCATTGAACGCTTGCCACCTACTGCTGCAGCATCAGGAAAGAATAATTCACAGCCGCCTGCACGCAATGGTGCAACTTCCATGACAGAATCCAAATTAATAATAACTTTACAACCTTTTTCTACATCATCTACTTCAACGAATAACGCCATTTTTACTCTCCTTTAGGTTCACGAATTTTGGCCAACTTAGCATTCTTCTCAGCAACTTCTGCTTGAATTACCATTTTTTTCCAATGACCACGCTTTTCTCCACGCAGGTTTGAAAGTAACCGCTTGGACTCTTTACTTAGGCGAAAATCTTTAGTGGTCATTTGCTTCCTTTATCACAATCTTCAACACGAATTAAATATACAGTATTCACAGCAGGTCGAACAAAGAAACATTCACCTTTAATATTCCAGATTAGATGGTTCTGAATACCACCTTTGTATTCTTTCAAAGGCGGATTAACATATTCAACCATAGCAGCAATAATTGCTACGATAAAACTACCGATGATAATGCCAATAAACCAACCAAATACATTGATAGCTTTAATCTTTTCAGACAACACTTTAAACATGAAAAATTCCTTTATGAATTAGATATAACAGGCTAACACAAAATACCGAGAGAGTCAATAGAAAAATGGTAAACTTGATAGAAGTTTCACGGAAATGTTCCACTTCCAACTCAAGCATATCTTTCTGTGCCTCTAACATATAATTGTCGGGGTCATTCATCAATTCAATTGTTTTCTTTACGCCATCCAATGATTGCTTGGCCTGCCAAAGATAATAATAAGGTATCATTTTAATCCCACAAGTTTTCGTAATATTTACCAAACAACAAAAATCCTTTTGCCTTTCTGTCGTTGTGTGCCTTTAGACCTTTGCGGTCAACTTTAACTTTTTTAATCTTTTCTTCAAAAGGCAAACCTTCACAATCTGTATGGTCAAAGAATTCGCCAGTATCATCATCTTTTAATTTCTGTTCAAACGCCCAAATCATTTCATCGAGAATATAATCCCAACGCTTGAAATGGTTATCATCAGTATCCCACTCATTTTCTTTTGGCGGTGCTGATGTGCTTCTTAATTCTTTTGGCACATCCTTATCTTCTGTAAAAGGTGCGCCATGCTTAGTTTCTTGTAATTGCTTAAGCATTGGCAGAATAATATAAGCCAATGTATAATCCATTGAGTAAGTATCATAGTGGTCAACTTTAACATAACGAATGGTTGGACTGAATAGTTTACGGACAAACTGCAATGCTTCGCAGAATGGAGTTAATACAATAACCCATCTTTCAATCATTGGCTCATCATAATTAATCTCACGCCAAAAGATTACTTTCTCCAAAATTGTATATGGAGAAAGCCATGTATTTGGGTAACCATTCAGGTATACTTTCATTTCTTTGCCTTTTTTGTTTTACACATACACCAACTAGGCAACTTGCCACATTTGGTACAATATTTTGATTTTGTTTCACCAAAGATTTTATCGAATTGTTTATTGAATTCTTCTTTTGGTATAGCATATGGTCTTGCATCGCTACCTTTACCGCCATCACTCATTGTTATAACCTTCAGCCCAAGTTATTTTTGGATTATCTCTTTCGTATAATTCAACTAAATCTTTTAAATTCCACATAAAATCAGTTTCAAATGTATCTAACCATTTACCAAATCTACCCCAATCTTCAGCAAGCATTGGTGATAAACCAATCTCGTCACCATACGGTCCTAAATCTTCACCACGACAATCAATACGACCTGCGGCATAAGTCCACAACGGAAGATTTTTATCTTCGTACCATTTCTTATTGATTGGTCCCATCCAATTGATTGAATATCTTACAGTCATTTATCCTTTTAATGCACAATATAGAATTATAACAATAATTAGTATAATAGGCAACCAATCTCGCAAAGTCATTGGTTCATTACTAGGTAATTTTGGGGGAGTCGGTCGTAACATATTTAACCTCTCTCAGGATTTTCCATGTAC